TATGGGGATCCCAGCTATAAAAATCTTGAGAATTAATTCGGCTATGATTTTTTACATTTCCACCAAATACATCGAGTTGATTTATATAATCAGAATAATCTTTAAAATATGTAGTATTTCCTAGATCATCTTTAACTACAAGACTAGGTTCTAATTGATAGTGTTCTCTATCTTTTGTGGCTTCTGAAATAAAAATATCAGATACCTTAGTTGATTTAGCATTTTGTCGACCTATGTACCCATTAATTTTTTTAACAGTTCCTGGCTGTATTAACTGATCAAGTGTTGCTTGTAAAAACTTTTTATTTGGATCAGTTTTATAAAAATTCGGTAAGAAATTTGAACTCTTAACATTTTTATTATTCTTACTATCAGCCATTTGAAACTCCATATGTTGAACTTAAAACTTTTTGTTGAGAAAACACACTTGAACCTAATTCATCGCTTTGAATTGCTTTTAAAGAACTTGGCGTAAGACCTGTAACTATTTCGATATCATCAACTGTTGCTCCGCTAATGAACAACTCGTCGCTTGCAGATTTTATTTCAAATAAATTACCAAATGTAAGACCACTTTTTCTCGGAACAATTACTACACTTGCTATGTACGGTATCAATTGTGTCATGATATAAGTCGATAATTCGGTAAAGTAAAATGTATCTCCAAAGTCCCAATTCTCAAGTGTAAAAAATTGATTTATTGCTGTTACCACTCTAGATTTGATATCATTGTCAGAAATTACTTGATTAGGATTTTTTACTATTTGAAATACTGCTTGTAAATTCTCATCAGCCATTGCTCCAAATAATATCTTATAAGACACTGGATGATATACGATTTCGTCCGATATTGATTTTATTAAATTTAAATCTTTCGAAACTAAATTATATAATTCGTCTGTGCTCATAGGTAATGGTTTATCGGTTAACGACCCTACTACATATTGTCTAAATTGTATATCATAAGTTTTTGTTAATATGTATACATCAATAATATTCGTTGCACTAGGATCAATTCTCGATTCATAATCGGCACTATGTACATACTGGAATTTTAAATTATCTCTTCCAACGTATACCTTATAATTTAACGAAGGTTCTAACGATGTTCCGTTAATCTTTTTAACTACTTTTGTATCAACAAAATAAAAATGTTGCCCGTTATTTTTATATTCCGAAGGTATCGAATTGATACTTACTCCAGGATCTGTTTCAATTATTACTACTTTATTATTGTTCGAAACATATCGATAATCTTCTTGTCCTACTGAAATATTGTACTTTTCTTGAATGATATATGTTATTAATTCAAACTTCACTTTAGTATCAACATTGCTTGTATTATTTTTACTCAATATTACTTGTGTTTTTACATCATTATCTACTACGATTGTACTAATACCTAAAATTCTTGCATTTATTCCGACGCCTGTTCCAGATACTGACATCCCAACTACTAATCCCGCCGATGTATCAACAATGATAGCATTGCTTGCAAAAACCCCTGTTGCAAATTTTTCAACATACGGAGTTACAATATCTGTAAATAAATCTGGATTATCTACTACGCCATTATCGTCTGAATCTGCAAATGATATTACTATTTTCTTTGGATCTATGTAACCATCAATACCATAATAACTAGATACTACATCCCATTTTTGATCAATTGTAAAAGAATTAATCGAAGACGGTACTGTATTAATGCTCAGTACATTGATTAAATCTTTAACTATCGAGTTAGTTTTACTATCATAAATTTTGTTCGACTCGTCGCAGTAAAATTGAATTTGATTATCACTTTCGAAGATATATCTCTGGTTTCTTGATCTAACAGTATAATACTCGTTATCTGTTGTAAAAAGTATCAACCAGCTAGAATCTTGTTGTGTATTACTTAAATCTCCTTGTTTTCCTAAATTAAAGTTAGTATACAAGTTTAAATTTGATTCAAAAATTATTCTCCAATTTTGTAATTCTGCAGAGTACCTAAGACCAAAAGGTTTATTTGCAAAAATTAAATCAACCATTGTTGTAATTACAGACGAATCAATTGTTGTTTTCCATTTTGGAATTAATTGAGTAATAATCGCATTTGACGGAATGTTTTTATTAAGGACTATAGGCCCATACCCGGAAGATAATACTCCAGTCCCTGTTGCGGTTCCGTCGTCGTACACAGATACTACTTCTGCCCACAGAGATGTTACTGCTCCTTCTATAATTTCGCTCGATGCATTTTGTTTTATTATGTTATTATTTAGAGTATCAAAATAAAACCCAGTTGCACATTCAAATTTTACTAATGCACCAGGAGTAAAATACTTTAAATCATTATCGGTGTATGATGATCCAACTTTTCGAATTATACCTGCTTCGTCGATTATTGACCCCGACGAAGCGGTTGAATCTTCCGTTTGTCTATTCCATTTAACGGTAAGACTTAAAATGATATACTTGTTAAACTTTAGGTAATAATAATTCTTTAAACTTTCTGATCTTAGAATTTCAAATATTTGATTATAAATTATTCCTTCTATATCAGTCTTTGAGTTGTAAGAAAATCTAATTTTTGATGTGTATTCTTCACTGTAGATAACACCGTCGTCAGCAAATAACATCACCGAACTATACTTTCCTGTCGGATCGGCTAAGTCAAAATATCTACTAATTCCGCTAGAAATTCTGTTTAGAGACTTAATTTTTACAACTTGAGAATTAACTGATAACGGACTAATATTATAATCTTCGCCAGTAATCATTCGGTTTTGAGTATAATAAGTTGCCGGTGCATTTGCCTTAATACTTGCATTTGTTTCTGTAGACGATGCGTTAGATATTGAGCTTGTTAAACTTAATGTAATACTTAATGTTTCTACTTGTCCGGTATTTGAAGTGTAAGGAATCGTTAATGCGACTGATCGAATATCTTGAGGATTAATAGTATATTCTAATCCGTTGCTAACTCGATAATAAGTTTTAAAATCACCTAAAGGTAAATTTCCGAATAATCCGTCGCTAAACTGCAAACTAACTCGGTCACCTGCTTTTGTTATAACTGAAAATATATTTCTAATATTTTTGTTCAAACTATTGTAAATGATGTTATTTGCTTCAAAATTAGACACTGAAGTCCATTGTTCGGCTTCGTTCCCGCTAGTATCTAATCTATATAACCAGACATCGGTGTTATTAATGTTTATTGCATCGATGTCTACCGACTCATTAGTACTCGGCTGATTAATAGTAAATGTACCTTGATTTAATGTACCTTGAACAAAATTTAAAAAGAAACCAGAACTAGGACTTGCAGCACCTCTTCCGTCATCTCGATACACACATGCCAGGGTATTACCGGAGCTAGGAGATTCCTCATAGATAAAATCTTGATCTTTAAATGTAGTGCTTGTAATTTCAAAATTCATTGAGCGGCCGGATACTGTTTTAGTAAATCCGTAAATTGGCACACCCACGTTGATGCTTTGAAATCTGTATTGCTCGGTTGGGATTGAATATATTACACGTTTATCTGAAGGTTTTCCAAATTGTTGTGTAGCAGGAAATGCTGCATTCATCACCTTAATAAACTGATCATACCAGCTATCATTAGACGAGTCATTCCAGGTAATAAATTGTCCTGCTAAATTTCTACCGTTACTATCAATAACACTTTCTGTAGTCGAAATGGTTGAAAATTTTAATAATCCTTGTGCTGCTGAATTTCTTCGTGAATTATAGCTAATAGTTCTTGCAAGTCTTAAAATTGCTTCTCTTCGCTCTGCTAACTCTAAGAAATTGTCTCTAGCATTTAAATCTACCCTAAATGCAATACTTTGCCCAAGGAACGCAATAAGATCGATAAGTGCTAGATATTCGGAACTTTCGATGTAATCATTGAAATCTTCAGGATAATTTGTTCGAAGATAATCTATCATCGTTCTGCGTAAGTTTTCAAAATCGTAACTTTGAAAATCAGCATTTTTAAAAGATTGATATATTTTTTTCCAATCTTCTGTAACTAAAATTTTATTCTGTCTAGCTGTAACACTCATACTTAATCCCTAATACGTGTATTTATTGAAACGATTTTGTACGTATATTATCCTACAATTAAACCGTTATTTTGATCAAATTTTAACTGCATTACTTGACTTACGTTATACGGAACATAAGTTAGTAAACATTCAATTTGTATTCCAGATTCGTACGGAGTAATAATAATTTGATCAGCTTTTACTCTAGGATCGCTATTAAGGATCACATCAACATTTCTTGTTATCATTGATTTAACTTCGTCAGTTAACGGTTCAAATATTAAATCCCATATAATTGTTCCGAATGTTGGATTCATTAATCGCTCGCCTTGTTTTATATAGAAATGATTCAAAATATCCTGTTGTATTAACTGATAATCATATAAACTATAATTTTCAGTATTTTCACTAACTGTACTAAATCCTCTGTACATTTTTGAGCTAACCCGATCGGCGTTTGCTACAGGCTTTAATATTGTTTTATCGTATAAACTTGGGTTTGAACTCATTTTTCTTTTCCTCTGATCTTCATAAACGGATCAGTTTTTGTAGTATATTGAGGATTCTTATCGTTAGCTTTAGTCCACCATTCAGCCGGCGTTTTTAAGGTCTCTGACGGTTTACTTTGGGATCCATCGTTATATCTACCATCTACATCTCTATCTGTCGCTTTAGGTACATATGCAGCCGGATCTAAATTTTCGTGATGAGGATAAGGTTCTCTTGTAGGCATTCTTCTCATTATCGATGTGATTGTTCCATCTTTAGTTTCAGTTGGCAATACATGAGTTTTTAAGGTAGAAATAGCTTCCACATCGGGCGCAGTTGGACCATTTGCATTAATTGATTTTGCTGTAATTACATGACTTCCACCACACTTAAATGTGACATTTTTTGATGTTTGTGTATTAACACTACCATCTTTTACTTTTACTGATAATCCCTTTTCTGTAGTAATAGTTCCATTCTGGCCGACTACTAGATTAAGATTCTTCGATGTTTCTAAATGGCATTCGTTTAATGCTTTAAAGTTAAGATTTCTTCCTGCTTCTAAATTAATATCTCGATTTGCACGGATATTTAAATCCATCGAACTATGAATATTGATACTATCAGCTGAATAAATGTCGATTTTTCCGTTGCTTGTTAGCTCAATCCATGCCGTTCCTCTTGCATTTCCTATATAAATTAAATCTTCACTGTTATGCAATAAAATTTGATGACCTGTTCTTGTTCTTAGTCGAACTAACTCGTTATGCGGAATAGTAACATCACCACCTGTTTCTCCTTGTCCAACTGATGCATAATCCGGCGGTCCTGCTGATGCTTGTTTTTTTCTTAAGAATTGTTCATCTCCGTCATCAAAAACAAGGCTAGTACCGCCTAATCTACTAACAAATATATCGTTAACTCGATGTTCTTTCTTTCCTACTCTTCCTTTTTTTGCATTCGGTCGTTTATCAACAGGACCCGGTGTTGATACTCCAAATACCATACTCGGTACTTCTCTTCTTGCACTACTAGTAGTAATTCCTCGAATATCATCTCTTAATAACCCTTGTCCTGCATACACTCCCGAAAAGGGATGTTTTGGTTTTTTTACATCTTTCGATGCATCTTTAACTTCTTTATGAACAACTTTGTTATAATTTGCAACAGGAACACGTTCTTTATTTTTTCCGTTAACAACCATTTCTGTAGCTGCAATACCAGGATACATCATATTCATCCCTTCGTCGGGAATACAACCATACCAATACCCTCTTTTTGCATCTCCGTCAATAAAAAATACAAGAACTAATGAACCTACATCTGGTGGGACAAACCACATTCCGTAACTTTTTTGAGTATTATTATAATCGTCCGGATCTTCTCCTAAATACTCAGATGCTGTTGTTCCAAAGAACGGAGTTATCATCTTAACTTGATGTAACTGCCCTTGAGCACCTGTACCCGAGTTACCTGTCGGTCGTAGTAGTTCCACTTCTAACATGCCCATATAAGTTGGATCTAGATGGCTTACAACTTTCCCTATATAAGGGCCTCCGCCTCCGCCCCCGGTACCTGTTTTACTTGATGGGACATGCTCTGTATTTCTATTCATTTAAAAACTCCGCCTATTATACTTGTTACACTATCGAGCAAAGAATTAATATTAAATAGTTGCCCCGGGTCACTTGCATTTTTACTTTCTTGTCCTGGAATTCTATATCCTTCTAAAAGTTGTGTAAATCGTCCTTGATTGAAAGTGCTAGTAACTTTATTAACTTTATAAATTCCACTGAAATGAGTAACCGAAACTGTAGAGGATGGACCAAAATCGTACAAACCTGTTGCTTGATTAATATCGATAGGAGTCCTAAAATTAACTCCTACATGCACTTCACCGTTTTGATAATTTACACTACCGTCGCTTAACAAGTCTTTAAATTGTGTCATTTTTCCTGTGTAATTAGCAACACCGCTTTGAGCTATCCAGAAAGGATCTCCTAGAATTTCCATGTCTAAATTAACCATATTATTCGGAGAAGTAAATGCATCAAACATATATCGAGCCGACCTATTAATTACGTTTTCCAATCCGCCGCCGCCTTGTCCGTCAGTTGATACTTTAGTTCCCATGAAAGAAATTTGTGTAGGAATTGCTCCTATATCCTTCGACGGTGCATAACCGGCAAAAACCGATTTAACTGCTCCGGGGATATCTCCTATAATACCGCCAATTACTCCGCCAACTAATCCGCCAAGGAATCCTCCACCGAGAAGATCTCCTACCATGTTTGAAATATCCGATAGTCTAAATGTTCCTGCATATTTTGATTGTAGTTGTGCATCCTGTGTTCTTTTAAAGTTGTCTGCCGGAAAGATATTATTAAAACCGTAACTAAAATCAATATTAAATTTTAAAACTTCTGTATTTTTTCCTGTATAAATGTAGTCATATACTTTTACTAGTTGTTTAGTTAATGAATCAATTCCCGGGGGCTTTGTATTAGGTGTGGCCATATGACTCGAATGTACATCATACTGCACTACTCGATATACAATTAATCTCGGTTTTGTACCAGTCTTTGCCATGTTAGCATCAGAATCGATATCAAAAACTTGCGTATCAACTTTCCACATCGGGCGCATACCGTTGCTATCAACTGTATTTTTATCTAATGCAACATTTGGATAATTGCTTGCTAGGATTACCTGATTAATTGCAGTTGGTATATCAATATCTTGTGTAAATTTTAAATTACCTTCAGTTGCATCATATGTGTTTTTAGACTGATCCCATGTACCAGTTTTGGAATTATATACAGAATCATCTTTTGCCATTGCAGGTTCTGACTTCTTCTTCATGTCGTAACCCATTGACTGTTTTCCAATAGAATTACATTGACCTGATGACTGAATAAGATTTTTTGTTGTTGAATCTCGAACTAAACCTAATTTTTTATAGATATCTGATCCTGATCCTGTTGTTGATGAAGTAGCAGTAGTTGAAGATTCTTTTGAAGAATTATTTCCTGAATTTGTTGAGGCGCTTGATGAGTCGATAGGAAATAAGATTACAATTTCATCCGGAACTTCTACTATTCCGTCATCTTTATATTGACGTAATCTTTCATTTACAACTGCTTGTAAACTTTTTTCACCTGTTTGCAATACTTCTTGTACTGTCTTTCCTTTAACTGCTGTATCACTTTTTAAACTCGACTTTTCTTCTGTTTGCCCTATGGCATTGTGAGCATACCCTGTAAAATGATATCTAGTTCCTTTTTCAGTAGTATTCATACTCATTTCGCCAACTCTAAATGGTATGTACCTGGTAGTTTTTGCAAGATCTAACGGAAGTCCTGCTTGTGTATTCCCTTGAAAGGAAATTGTCATTAATAACGGAACTTCTCTCCAGTTTGTATATCCTGCTTGTTGCGATGCTGTCTGTAATGCAACCATAAACATACCCATACTATATGGTTCGTAAATATCAAACTCCATAGTAGCAACGTTAGTGTTTTTATTAACTGAAAATCCAATAACAGAATCTATTTTTATATTGTCAACATAAAACTCAAACTTTCCGTAAGGTGTTTGAATTCTATTATTAGGATCGCCACCAGCAGTTTTACACAATAAAGGAATTCTTTTTCCTGCCATATATGTACCGTCAGGATTGTTTAAATCGTCTGCTGTTAATACACCAATACTAACTACATATGTGTATGTTGCATAGTCCGATAATTCGTTCGGTAATGGTAGAGATACATTTAATAATTCTTTAAAAGAAGCGATTGCACTATCTAATAAATTTGTATTAGAAACTTTTTTTACAGTAGTCGATACGGCGGTAGTTGCTGAATCTGTTGCCATGTTATAACCCTAATACAGATCTTAAACTATTCGGTTTTGGAATATAAATTCTAGTTCCGGGAACAAAATCAAAAATAGGATCTTGTAAAACATCTAAATTTCGTTGTATAAAAACCCACCATAGATTTGGTTGTCCATATAAATCATATGCTAATAAATCCGGTCGATATTTGTATTGAGGATCAATTGTATACAAATAATCATCCGGTTCTGCACTCACTGGTCTAATTTTTAATATACTAAGATAATTTTGAGTTATATCAGTAGTAAACCAAGGGCTGGTATTTGTGTATGTTGCCATATTAAACGTATCCGTAATAATTTAATAGATATCCGCCTGAAACAAATGTGTCTAAACTAAAGTTCTTAATACTTGTCCTACTATATACAGGTCTTAATGATATTGAAAACGAACTTTTGGTAGGAACATATGTTCTTCCACCTGATGTAGTTCCTCCAACATTATATGCACCGAGAAGATTTGATACTTGCCCAACTCCTCCTGCAATGTTGCTAATAGTACTAGTAATTCCTGACAATCCCGATACAGCACCGCCTAATGTACTTGCCAGACCTCCAAGCGAATCAGAAACTCCACTAACTACGCTTGCGATATTACCTACAACATTTACACCGATATAATCGCAGTCATTACCTAACTGGCATTCGAATCTAGTCACTACTACCGGAACATTTTTAAAAACATAATTACCGTAACCATTTAAATATACCAGTGGAGGTGGATTGCCGGCCTTAGGGTCATTTCCGCTGAACATTTTTGTTACAGACCTTAAATAATGTACTGCTGCAATCCAATAAGTCGCTTGGGTAGCATCTTCAACATTCATCGGAGCATTAATTGATATTTCTCCCGGAACACTATTCCTATACGATGTTACAGAATAGTTGTTATGAGTTATCGGTTCTGCACTGTAATTTGCGTCAGATTTGATATTAATCGTCGGAGTGTAAGGAAATATTAATCCGCCTGCATCTTGTAACGGTTTGAGTACCGGACTAGTTCTAAAACTTATCCAGTTAGGTAAACTTAACCTGACTCTCCAATCGTTCGGGTCTGCATTATCGGAAAACATTGATACTGCACTTGCTATATCTCCTGCGGTATTTCCTATTGCATTTAAAATTCCGCCCTGTAATCGAGGATTAAAATTTCCAGCACTATCAAACATACTTCCAATAGTATTAATACCGGAAGTAATTGCGCCAAATGTTGCAGAAGAAGCAGCTATTGTAGAGCCTAAATTCTGGCCAGTATTACTTGTATTCAATAAAGTCATAGTATTTCCTTTTGGTTTATTATTTATTTGACTTTTTTATATACGTATATTATAGTAACCTAGTATAGGAGAAGATATGGTACCAACCAAAGTTAATTATTTAAACAACAAGGATATGTTGTTAGAGATACATAGATCGAAGAGTTCTTTTTGTAGTTTTGAAAAACCTGAATATCATCAATACGATATTATTCTAACTAGTATAGACAAGATTAACATAAGAACAATTGCAGAGGCAAAAAGAAATCAAGCAAAAAGAATCGGAGATCTTGCTTATCAAAAAAGAAAAGCAGAAGGCGAAAAAGTAAAGCAAGCCGACTGCGAAATAGATTACAAAAAAATTAATAAAACAGATTTAATTTTTAGGATTATGACTTATGATCATATTCCATTAAATGCTTTACGAAAAAAGAATCCAAAAAACGTCGCCGACAGGCACGACAAAGTTAATTTCCCCCCATTCCAACATTGGAAGTTTGACGAAAACGATCATTTAATTTGTGTAGGTAAAAGTCATTGGAAAGGTGACTTAGCGTTGGGCGAATTTGATCGATATAAAGGACAGATAACAGATAATCTAGCTAGAATGATGTTAAAATTATGCGAACGATACGGCACTCGAGGTAATGTTCGCGGATACACGTATAACGACGAGATGCGTGGACAAGCAATTCTACAGCTTACTCAAATTGGATTACAGTTCGACGAATCTAAATCCGATAATCCATTTGCATACTTCACTGCGGCAGTTACTAATAGTTTTGTCCGTGTCATTAATATAGAAAAACGAAATCAAAATATTCGAGATGATTTACTCGAAATTAACGGCATGAATCCTAGTTACACTCGGTTAGGTGATAGCGAATACGATTATGCAGTAAAGAGATACAACGAGGACACAGAATGAGTAATCTTTTTAAAAAAGCTGCTTGTTTTACTGACATTCATTTTGGACTTAAATCTAACAGCTCAATTCATAACAAAGACTGCGAAGATTTTGTAGATTGGTACATTAAAAAAGCAAAGGAGGAAGGCTGTGACACAGGAATATTCTTGGGCGATTGGCATCATAACCGCAACAGTCTTAATATTACTACCATGGATTATAGTTTACGGGCCCTTGAAAAATTGGGTCAAGCGTTTGATAATTTTTATTTTTTCCCTGGCAATCATGATTTATACTATAAAGACAAGCGGGATATTCATTCTGTAGAGTTTGGAAAATATATACCAGGAGTTACTATTGTCGATAGTCCAATAACTCAAGGCGATGTAACTCTTTGTCCTTGGCTAGTAGGAGACGAATGGAAACACATTACAAAAAAATCATCAAAGTACATTTTTGGACATTTTGAACTACCAACATTCTTTATGAATGCCATGGTTCAAATGCCTGATCATGGAGAAATGCAACTTGATCATTTTAAAAACTTTGAAATGGCATTTAGCGGACACTTCCATAAACGGCAAGTAAATCAAAATATTTGTTACATCGGTAATGCATTTCCCCACAATTATTCCGATGCATGGGATGATAATAGAGGAATGATGGTCTTAGAATGGGGGAGTCAACCGGAATATTTTAGTTGGCCGGATCAACCTACTTTTAGAACCATTAAATTAAGCCAAATGATCGACGATGCTGAATCAATACTAAGGCCTAAGCAGCACTTGCGAGTTAATTTAGATATCGATATTAGTTTCGAAGAAGCAACATTTATAAAAGAAACGTTTATTGAAAAATACAACATTCGTGAAGTAACGTTAATTACAGAAAGAAAACACATTGCTGTAGACAATCAAACTGATTTTAGTACATTTGAATCAGTGGATCAAATTGTTTCAAATCAACTTGTAAATATTGATTCTGATGCGTATAATAGCGCAAAATTACTGGAAATTTATAATAGCTTATGATCAAATATAAAACATTAACTGTAAAAAACTTTATGAGTGTTGGTAATCAAACACAAGCAGTTAACTTTGATCAGGAAAACCTTACACTTGTACTAGGTGAAAACTTAGATATGGGCGGAGACGATTCTGGATCTCGAAATGGAACCGGTAAAACTACTATTGTTAATGCGCTAAGTTACGCATTATACGGAGTTGCTCTAACTAATATTAAAAGAGACAATTTGATCAATAAAATTAACAGTAAAAATATGCTTGTTACATTGTCTTTCGAAAAAGATAACATCAATTATCGAATCGAACGAGGTAGAAAGCCTACTATTTTAAAATTCTTTGTTAACGATGTTGAACAAGAAGATTTAGAGTCTGACGAATCTCAAGGTGATAGTCGAGAAACACAAAAAGATTTAACAAAACTTATTGATATGAGCCATACTATGTTTAAACATGTTTTGGCTCTAAACACTTATACCGAACCGTTTTTATCGATGAAGGCTAACGATCAACGAGAAATTATAGAACAACTTCTCGGAATTACGTTGCTATCCGAAAAAGCAGAATCTTTAAAACTTTTAACTAAAGATGTTAAAGACAAAATAACACAAGAAACTGCCAATATTGAAGCTATTAAAAAGGCAAATGAAAAAATACAACAAAGTATCGATAGTTTAGAGCTTAAACAAACGGCATGGATTAAACAAAAGGAAAACGATTTAGAAAAACTAGGCAAGTCTATTGTAGAACTTGAAGGAGTTGATATTGAACAAGAGATCGAGTCTCATGCTTCATTAAAGGAATACAACGAATTAAAGGCAAAAAGATCTAGTTTAAACAAGCAAAAAGCAACCTTAGAAGCTGCACTTATGCAAGCAGTAAAAACTCGCGATAAATGCGTTAAAGAATTGGATAGTTTAGCAAATAAAATCTGTCATGCTTGCGAACAAGAATTACATGATCACAAACACGAAGAACTTACTGCTAAAAAGAACCATGATGTTAGTGAATCACAAAAGTATTTAGATAAAGTTACTTCTGACTTAGAGATGGTGTTAAAAGATTTAAATTCATTAGTAACATTAGAGCAGGCACCGGAAACTTATTACGAAACAGTCGAAGATGCACTCCAACATCAAAGTAACTTAAAGATTCTTGAATCTCAATTACTTACAAAATATAACGAAACTGATCCTTATCAAGATCAAATCTATGATCTGCAAAATACTGCACTTCAAGATATTAATTGGGATACAGTTAACGACTTAACTGTTGTAAAAGATCATCAAGAATTCTTATTAAAGCTCTTAACAAATAAAGATTCGTTTATACGTAAGAAAATTATTGATCAAAACCTAGCTTATCTAAATAGTCGCTTATCTTACTACCTTGATAAGATGGGATTACCTCACTTAGTTGTGTTTCAAAACGATCTAAGTGTTGAAATTACTCAATTAGGACAAGATTTAGACTTTGATAATTTGTCTAGAGGAGAAAGGAATCGATTAATCTTAGGACTATCTTGGGCATTTCGTGATGTTTGGGAAAGTCTTTATCATAATGTTAATCTATTGTTTGTTGACGAACTTATCGATAACGGATTAGATTCAATCGGTGTTGAAAATGCACTATCTGTATTAAAAGGTATCGGAAGAGAACGAAATAAAAATATATTCTTAATTAGTCACAAGGACGAATTAGTTGGACGAGTAAACAATGTACTAAAAGTTATAAAAGAAAATGGATTTACTTCATATTCTAACGATTTAGAGATAACAGAATGACCAAAATAATTAAGCGCGACGAAACATTGCACGAAGCTATTATGCAGGCATTTCACAAATATTTTAAGGCACATCAACAATGGATGACTAAAGGCACACGTAAGGCAGGAATGGAAACTAGAACTCATTTATCCGAGCTTAGAAACTTAGCAAAAGATCAGCGAGCAGTTATTATGAACTGGCGCTATGCAGTCGATTCGGATAAAAGACTTAGAAAGGCTCAGAATTTAGGCACCGGAGAAGATGAATCTGATAATTAGTTGATGACATGGACCTATAAGAAGAAACTCGTGAAGGAAATTCCCGAAGAATATATAGGTTTTGTCTATCTTATCACTAATAAACTCACTGGTCGGAAATATATCGGCAAAAAATTAGCAAAATTTTCTAAAACATCTTATAAAACTGTTATACTAAAGAATGGTACTAAGAAAAAGAAGAGAATTAAATCTAAAGTCGATTCTGATTGGAGAGATTATTACGGTTCAAGCGATCTTTTAAACAAAGATATCCAACAATTAGGCAAAGAAAACTTTACTAGAGAAATACTTTATTTTTGCAAAACAAAGGCAGAATGTTCATACGTAGAGGCAAGAGAGCAATTTAGTAGACGAGTTTTAGAATCTACTGATTATTACAACGGACACATACAAGTTCGCGTCCATGGCTCACATATTTTAAAATCATAATAGGCAAACAAACTACAAATAAAGCTCGCACCGGCAAGATATTTAGGTGCCCTTACCCTTGGTGATGTCGCAAGGAGGGATTTCTGGGTTGTAGCAGAGATTTAGTTTACTATCCTTAACAGGACGACGATCGGATGTGCCTTCACAAAACCGATTTAAACTATCTAGAAAAATAAAGGCTAAAAGAGAGGAGAAAACCCTCGCGTTTGCAAGCATGATAACGTATGTTTGTAAGCCGCCGTCGTAATGAAGACGGGATGAGCAGGTACCGGATGACCGCCTGCGAAATGTTACATAAAGATGACATGTTTAATGAATATGCTATCTTTATGTAACATAGTAGTCCTAACGTTGTATGACTGTGATACTCAGATAATGTCCAGTTTATTTTTTTCGCCCTGCAAAGGGCGATGTATGACCGCTTTATCTAGATAATATCAATCAAGTGCTTCATTTCATTTCGCCCTTAAATATCTTAAGAAGAAAAATGTTTGAGCGTAAGCGAAAAACAGATGAACTCTGTTCATCTTGAAACGTTAATAAATATCAGATAATTGGAAATAAAAATGAAAATTAGTGAAATACTCTCTGAAAAAGATGAATCTCTTAATGAAAAGTTAGGACTTGGTTGGTTAGGATCTGCTGTATGGGGAATATTTAAGGCATTTAATATAGGACAACCTATAGTAGAAGCATGGAGAAATATGAAAGCAGCAAATGATGCGTATAATCAAAAACAACCGGGATATACAGCAGAAAAAGTTAATCAAATACAAGCAAATGAATTAGCTAAATGCTCTGCAGAAGTTGCAGCGATTATTATCGGAAATAAACTTATCGATAAAATTGCATTTGGAATACTTAAATTTAAAGATTATAGTCCTGTTGCGAGTTATCTTAGTGAAGTACTTTCTACTATTGGTCAAGCAAAGTTTATGTTATGGGTTAATTCAGAAGAAGTGACAAAAATTATTAGTAATTGGCTAACAGGTGTTGCATTTTCAGAAAAATTTCCATTACTTAATAAGTCAGGACCTTTATATGAAAAATATGTAGGTGGAGGAATATTAGGAGCATTGCGTGCAGCTAATCCTTATATAGAAAAAGCAAAAGAAAAAACATTAGATAAGATTATACCTCCTACATCTGCTTCTACACCTCCTCCAGGACAAGGCGCATCAACTACTCCTACTGATACAGCTCACGATGTTGGATCTTATACATATCTTCAGTCTACTCCTTCAACATCAGGAGATCCAAATAAGTTTAATATTGGGTGGAAACGTTAAAGAAACGGCATACGAGCATTCTTAGTTAAGTCAATGTTTTCTTTAATGATGTTATAAAGCATGACTCTATCATCGTGTGAGTAATAAAATAAGAGATCATTCATAGAAAGACCTCCCCTCATATGCCAACTGATTCTAAATAGCTCTTCTTTAAACTCTTTTATTTCAGTATCTAGCCTAATTAGCTTCTGCTCGATATCTTCAACAGACTTACCAATTAGGCTTTTCCGAAAAAATTTGATTGATCTAAGTCTATAGTGATGTAATTTTCCTTACTGCACTCTCCGCAATTTACTGTAAACGGCGGTATCTGTATAGAATCTTTAGTTAAATTAATGTGCTTCTTAATACTTTCGTAATAAGATTGATCACAATTATTCAACCATTCATTAATATATTCTTGTTCAGTAACTTCCATTGTACCTATGTGAATAGATTCAATACTTTCTTTAAATAATTCTTTTTGAAGTACACTTAAATCTTGAAATAGTGCTGCTACTAATGCATTTCTTTCTAATGTGTCGCTAATTGTTTGAATCTGAGAAACTTTTTGTTGTAACTCAAAGTTCTTTAGAGAAAATGCAGTAGATTGCTTGTAATTTAATGGTTTAACAGATATCGATAGATCTTTTAATACTAATCGATTATCATATTTAAAAGTATTATAATGATCAATCAATGCAGTTAATTTAATATCGTAATTGTTTTCCGTTTCGCAATGTGTGCATGTGTGCGTGACTTCTAAGCTATCACCGTATGTTGCAATTCTGATAGCAATTAAAATTAAATTAACATCTAATGTAGAAACATCCCATCCGTCTTTAATTGCAGGACAACAACTTTCAATTACTTTAACAGTACTATCTCCTGTCATTAATGCGTCCGGAGTCTTCATTAATATCTCGTCCATACCTGTCATTCCGTAAACAGGCAAACTTGATACATCACCTTGAATAACTCCGGGATTATTGTAAACTCCTAACGAAGGTAAGCTGATAAAAATTTTTGGCTGTCTAAAAAATTGCTGTAACGGGTTATTAACCATACTAAACTCCGGATAAATATAATACATCGTATTTATATACGTATATTTTTGAGATTTTTCTTATGAGTGATCCAACAAGTTCCGATTTTCAACGGTTAGCAGCAGCGTTAGAAGAAAATAATCGACTAACTGGCAATAGACCAAGACCTCCATCTAGCCCTCCTCCGACAGGCGGAAGTCCTATGCTATCCGACTTTGGTTCTAAATTGAATACAGCAGCCGATAGTATGTTTGCAGTATTCAATAAAATATCCACAGGTACAGCAACTACAGCCGACGCTATCAAAGCTGCCGACTTTGTTTTAACAAAATTTGGAGGAACTGTTGGAAATATTGCAGGCGATGCCCTTACTACATTAGGTGGAGTAGTATTACAAGTTAATAATACCATGAAACAAACTGCACAATATGGTATTACTATGAACGGTAACCTAGGTGACTTTAATCAAGCAGTAATGCATGGTCATTTAACTATGGAAGAGTTTGCTGAAATTGTTGCACAGAGTTCACAAGATCTTGCAGGCCTAGGCGGTGGCATGGACAAGTCTGCTAAAGCATTTACTACTATGTTAAGTGATGTAGCTGAGTCCGATGTTGCTAGAGATTTAAAAGCTGCCGGTATGAGTTCAAGAGAACTGGCCGAAATTACACAAATTAGTGCAATGAATCGCCGGGGATTAGATATAACAGATAAAAAGTCTAGAGAAGAAGCAGCGGCAGCCGCAGTTTATCTAGCTACTGAGATCGATTTAGCTGCACAAGTTACAGGCAAAAGTAGAAAACAAGAAGAAGAAGAGCTAAAGAAAGAACAAAGTCGCCCTGATATACAAGCAATGATTATGCTAAAAGGCGAAAAGTTTGCAGAAAATCTTGAAAAGACAACAGTTGGCATGTCAGAATCTGCAAAAAGAGTAGTAGGAATTTATGCAACAGGTGGCCCGAGGTCAAAAGAGGATGTCGAATTAGTTACATCATACGGACAAGCAGCGGAACAATTAAGAAAAGTAGCCGAATCTATCGAAACAGGCGACGAAGCTACAATGGAAAAATCAAAAATTGATGCACAAGCAGCAATTGTTGAACGAATGAGAGATAAAAGTTTCTTAACAGGCATTGTATCGACAGAAGGACAGATATTTGGAGGGACCGCAGCAAAGGTCTTCCAGCAAGAATTAGGATTAGAAAAAGCGGTTGCTGCAAAACAAAAAGAAATGGGAGAAGGTACTACTCCGGAACAAGCTCGAGCAGCAATTGAAGAAATGAGAGCAGCCGGTATTAGTCGAGATAAAGGTGAACTACCATCCGGAGAAGCAGATTTAGGTGCAGCAGCTTCAAGATCTATTAACTCTTTAGATAATCTTGGTAAAGTTATAGCTGCTACAACATCCGATGGATTTAAAAAATTAAACGATGAATTAGGAAATTCGGTTAAAGATTCGTTACCAAAATTTAATAACTTCCTAAAAGAAATGGCAACACCTGAAGGTACTATTAAAAAGATCGGCGATATGGTCGACACAGGAAAGGAATCACTTAAAAATGCAGCTAAAGAAGCAACATCAATTCCGGTAACAACAAAGAAACGACGAACTGGAACATTAGGTGCAACAGGTAAAGTTTTTGAAGAATTTGATCCAGATGGGGAATTAGTTGAGTTACATGGTAAAGAAGCTGTAATAACTGAACAGCAATTAAAAGATATTGCTAATTTATTTTCAACACGTACAGATTCAAATGGCGAAAAATGGTACACAAACAATCAAACACTAACTGAATTTGCCGAAGATTCTCCTCAAGGTGCTCGTATATCAGAGTTTTTAAGAACTTTGCAACGAGGAATGACTGGACCAGACGGAGTATTTCAACACGCATATTCTCCTGAAACAATATCAAAAGCTGCAAAAGGTTTATCCGATATTGCATCAAAAGATTTAAACACAACATTAAAAGATATGGGTGTTACAGGATTTAATGGTTCACCTGCTACGACTAAAAAAGATAATGAAATCAATGCTGCATTGGGTATGAAGCAAAAAATGATAGATGCTACAATGAATCAAAAAACTTTTGATCCATTAAAAAATATGCCGGGAATGGGTAATGCCCTTAAATCTTGGCAATCGACTTTGTCTTCAGAATTAAAAGAACCACCAAAAGAAAAAACTAATACAAAAACAACAACTACAACAGAAGAACCGTTGAAGAAACCAGAACAGCAACAATCTGATCAAACAACAGTACAATCGGTTGATAAAACCACCATGACTGATGTTAAAGATGAGCTTGTAAAGTTAAATATGTCAATAAAAGAATTAATATCACATACTGATCGAGTAGTAGATGGTGTCAGCAGACAAACAAAAGCTATTACGAACGGAATGTCGGGCAGCAGAATTTAAGGAAACATAAATGTCTTGGAAAAAATATTTTACACCAGTACCAACTTCAACTGAGTTAAGTCCTATATCAGGAACTAACACAGCAAAGCCAGGACCAGCACAAACAAACTATTCAAGTTATTTGCCCGATGTTTATACCGGAAATCCAAATCGTATTGAAAGATATCAACAATACGAAGTAATGGATAGCGATCCCGAAGTTAATGCAGCACTAGACATTCTAGCAGAATTTTGCACACAAAAATTAAAGGACGGTAAGACGCCGTTTGGAGTACAGTGGCGACATAAAGCGACTAATTCGGAAGTTAGAATCCTTGCTGAGTACTTACAACAATGGTGCAAACTTCAAAAATTTGATGTTCGTATCTTTAGAATCATGCGCAATACATTTAAATATGGAGATGCATTCTTTATTAGAGATCCCGAAACACAGAAGTGGAATTACATTGATCCAACTAAAGTAACAAAAATTATTGTCAACGAAAGCGACGGTAAAGCACCTGAACAGTATGTAATTAAAGATTTAGCACCAAATTTTATGAATTTAGTAGCTACACAAATTACTCCAAACATTAATCCTCAAAATGTTAACGGTAGCATTGTTACCGGAGCAAGTTATTTAGGTCAAGGTGGTCAAAGTAGAGGATCTTCAGGACCTTATCCGCAAAGTTCAATGGGAACAAGGTTTGGATCATCTGAAACTGAACATGCGATCGATGCTGAACATATTGTACACATTTCTTTATCAGAAGGTCTAGATAATAATTTCCCATTTGGTAATAGCTTACTTGAAAATATTTTTAAAGTTTACAAGCAAAAGGAGTTATTAGAAGATGCAATTCTAATTTATCGTATACAACGTGCTCCTGAACGTAGAATTTTTTATATCGATGTAGGTAACATGCCTGGACACATGGCAATGAGTTATGTTGAAAGAATTAAAAATGAAATACATCAACGTCGTATTCCGAGTCAGAGTGGTGGAGGACAGAATGTTATCGATAGTGCATACAACCCACTATCAATCAACGAAGATTACTTCTTCCCCCAAACAGCAGATGGTAGAGGATCGAAGGTAGATACACTTCCAGGCGGTACTAACTTAGGAGAAATTGACGATTTAAAATACTTTACAAACAAATTATTTCGTGGTTTACGTATTCCTAGCTCTTACTTACCAACAGGAGCAGACGATTCTCAAGCATCTTATAATGACGGTCGTGTAGGTACAGCATATATTCAAGAATTACGATTTAACAAGTATTGTGAACGACTACAAGCACTTGTAACCGCAGTATTTGATGAAGAATTTAAGATGTATATGTATTCAAGAGGTGTGAATATCGATGCAAACCTATTTGAATTAAAGTTTAATCCTCCTTTAAATTTTGCAAGTACACGACAAAGTCAACTAGATTCGGAAAGAATAGGAACATTTACTACTATTACTGGCGTGCCTTTTATGAGTAAACGCTTTGCATTAAAGAGATTCCTTGGACTAACAGACGAAGAAGTTGCAGAAAACGAACGTCTATGGGGAGAAGAAAACGGTAAAGGACAACCAACTATTACAGATTCTGCAGGTGAATTAAGATCTGCAGGGCTATCGGCAGCAGGAATCGAAGGAGATTTAGGCGCAATGGGAGATTTAACAGGCCCAGACGATATCCCATCTGAAGAAGACGCAGGAGCTACAGGAGCCGAAACAGCACCTCCTGCAAGTACAACAGCTCCTGCAACACCGCCTACGGTATAAATAAGATTATGATATTAAGAGAATTGTTTTATATTGATCCGGATACTAGACGTGTAGCAAACGATTTTAGATATGATTCTAACCGAGATGCTACTACCCTGCACCGCAATGACACTAGAAAAACACGATTAACATTAAAACAGTTAAACGAACTTAGAAAATCTAGCGAAGCGCACATTATCGAACAAGAGGGTGAGCTATCGTTTATACAAAGTATGTATAAGACACAACCACCTCCTCAGATATAAATAATCCTACATGAGATTAAAATCGTCTATTTTTAGGCGATATTATCCTATTTTTATAAATTAATTGTAAATAATACTACAGCCTTGTAATTATTCACAGGAGAAAAAAATTATGACTGACCGTGCTCAATTTGAAGCAATGCTTGAGGCCTTAATTAACGAAGACCAAGAAGCAGCAAAGGAAATATTTCACAATATCGTAGTTGCGAAATCGCGTGAAATTTATGAAGAATTATTAGCAGAAGACTTCGATCTAAACGAAGCTGAAGAAGAGGAAGAAGAGTCAGAAGACGATTCATCTAACCCTTTCGGCGGTGAAGAGGAAGAAGGCGAAGAAGAGGAAGATGAAGAAGGTGAAGATGAAGAAGGTGATGCTTCTGACGACTTTGCTGACGACTCTGACACTGAATTTGATTCAGAAAGTGGAGACGAAGATTTAGAAGATCGCGTTATGGATCTTGAAGATGCTTTAGAAGAACTAAAAGCTGAATTTGATCAATTAATGTCCGGTGAATCAGAAGAACCAGAACATTCAGAAATGGATTTCGGTGGTGAAGAAGATGATATGGGCGGAGACGAATTTGGCGGCGAAGAAGATGATATGGGCGGAGAATTTGGCGACGAAGAAGATGCATTCGCTATGGGTGCAGACGATAAGGAAGTCAAAGAAGTACACCACTACATCCACGATGAAACACAAGCAAGTGATGAAGAATTCATGGAATTCATGGAATATGTGAACAAAGTAGCACTTCCTAAGCACGGTGATAACGGTGTTAACACCAAGAGTGTTGTTGATAACATGAAGAACGATATGGGCGGAACAACAGCTAACATCCTACGTGGTGATACTGAATCCCCTACATTTGCAAATAAAGGTCACCTAAAAGGCAACGGTGTATTCAAAGGCAATCCTAAGGAAGAAAACTTTGGAAACATCAATGTACCTGGCGGTAAGGCAGGAAAGACTGGCTTTACACACAGAGAACCAGGTCACGGTGCAGAGAAGAAAGGCACTTCTGAAAAGGCCGACAATAAGAGCAGTCTTATTGGTAAGAAAGTAAGATAAGGTTATATAGATGTTACATCTTCGAGAAAACTTAACCTTTAACGAGGCAAAAATCGTACTTGAATCTGACGATAAAGAAGGTAAGAACTTGTATATGAATGGTATTTGTATACAAGGAGGCATTCGCAATGCTAATCAACGAGTTTATCCTGTGAGTGAGATTAGCAGGGCAGTGAAAACTCTTAACGATCAGATTCAAAATGGTTACTCTGTTCTTGGAGAAGTAGACCATCCAGATGATCTAAAAATTAACCTGGACCGTGTGTCGCACATGATAACAAATATGTGGATGGACGGTCCAAATGGTTATGGTAAATTGAAAATTTTACCAACCCCAATGGGACAGCTAATTAAGACTATGCTCGAAAGCGGCGTAAAATTAGGTGTGTCAAGTCGAGGATCCGGAAACGTTAAAGATGACGGATCTGGCGAAGTATCAGATTTTGAGATTATCACAGTAGATATGGTAGCTCAACCTAGTGCACCGGGAGCTTATCCGACACCAATCTATGAACACCTTATGAACAATAAGGGAGGTTATAGTGCCTTACGCATAGCGCAAGAGGTGAAGGGTGATCCGAAAGCACAAAAATATCTCAAAGAGAGCTTATTAGGAATAATAAGCAAACTCCAATAACAAGGAGAATCACATGTTGGATGCATTAAAAAAGTTATTCGAAAACAATGTGATTTCTGAAGAGATTCAAGAGTCAATCGAGTCAGCTTGGGAAGCGAAGATCACTGAAAATCGCGAACAAGTTGCACAACAATTGCGTGAAGAATTTGCACAAAAATACGATCACGATAAGAACGTTATGATTGAAGCAGTTAATCGTATGATTACTGACGGACTAGCAGGCGAACTTGCAGAATTCGTAGACGATCGCAAGCACTTAGCAGAAATGAAAGTAAAGTATGCTAAGAAAATGACTGAAAGTGCTAACACAATGAGTAAATTTGTTACTCGTCAATTAGCATCAGAAGTTCGTGAATTGCATGAAGATCAAGTCGTAATGGCTAAAAAGTTTGGCAAATTAGAACAATTTGTTGTCGAAGCTCTAGCTCAAGAAATTACTGAGTTTTACAAGGACAAGCAAGACGTAGCTGCTACAAAGGTACGTGTTGTCCGCGAAGGTAAAGAACAGATCAAAAAAGTTAAGGAAGAGTTTGTACAACGTGCAGCTAAGATGGTTAACAAAGTTGTTAGCGAAAGTTTAAAGACTGAACTAGCATCACTTAAAGAAGACATCGATTCAGCTCGTCGTAACGATTTCGGTCGTAAGCTATTCGAAGCATTTGCAGCTGAATACTCAACTTCCTACTTAAGCGAAAAATCTGAAACTGCAAAGTTACTCAAGGTCATAGACATGAAGGAGTTGGCAATCGCTGAAGCCGAAGATAAGGCTTTAGAAGCTAAGTCACTAGTAGAAAGTAAAAACGCAGAGATTGCGAGACTTAAAGAATCGCAACAAAGAAAAGAAATCATGAGTGAATTACTTGCTCCGTTAAGTTCAGAGCAACGTCGAATCATGGGTGAATTGATGGAGAGTGTGAAAACATCGAAACTTACAGAAAGTTTTGACAAGTATCTACCGGCAGTTGTTGCTGGAAAAGCTCCGCAGAAGAAACAGGCACTAATTGAGGCTAAAGAAATTACAGGAAACAAAGTTTCCAACAGCATTCGTAGCAGCGAGGATGATTCGAATATTGTCGACATTCGCCGCCTTGCTGGACTAAAAATTTAAGGAGAATTTAAATGTCAGAACTACTTACTGGCCGTTGGGCAGATACTAAAGAAGCCCTATTAGAAGGCTTACAAGGCACAAAAAAATCAGTAATGGGTGTTACCCTAGAAAATACTCGTAAGTATTTGATGGAATCACCGACTGCTGGTGCTACTTCTGCCGGCAACATATCAACATTAAATCGCGTCATTCTTCCAGTAATTCGACGTGTAATGCCAACCGTTATTGCTAACGAATTAGTTGGTGTTCAACCAATGACTGGACCAGTTGGGCAAATCCATACTCTACGTGTTCGTTATGCAGATAACGCAACTGGCGTAGTAGCAGGTGAAGAAGCACTTAGCCCATTTAAGATTGCTGCTGGTTACTCAGGTAACGATGCAGACCCAGGTTCAAAGGCAACCTCAACAGCTACATTAGAAGGTGCAGCTGGTAAGAGAATGTCTATCCAGATCTTAAAGCAAACTGTTGAAGCTAAGACTCGTAAGTTAAGCGCACGCTGGACTTTCGAAGCTGCACAAGATGCACAAGCTCAACAAGGTATTGACATTGAAGCAGAAGTAATGGCTGCTCTTGCTCAAGAAATCACAGCTGAAATCGACCAAGAAATCCTTGGTTCATTAGCATCATTAGCAGGTACTGCTACTGAAACTTTTGACCAAAATGCAGTTTCTGGTACAGCTACATTCGTCGGTGACGAACACGCTGCATTAGCAGTTTTAATCAACCGTGTATCTAACTTAATTGCACAACGTACACGTCGCGGTGCAGGTAACTGGGCAGTTGTTAGCCCATTTGCACTAACTATCCTTCAATCAGCTACAACTTCAGCTTTTGCTCGCACAACTGAAGGTACTTTTGAAGCTCCGACTAACACTAAGTTTGTTGGTACTTTAAACAATGCAATGAAGGTCTATGTTAACACTTATGCTACTGACTCAACTGATGTTCTTATCGGTTATAAAGGT